TCGACCAAACAGCAATATAGGTCGGCCGCGAAGAGCGGTTGGTTGATGAGCGACACGGCTCTCGGCCAGATCCTTGGCACGACTTCATCGTCGCTGCCTTTGTTCCAGCCAGGCGGACAGGGTGGCGTTGATCGTCTCCTTGGCAAGCCTGTCTACACGGCTCCTGGCATCGCGGTCCCTGCGACCGGTGCTAAGGCTGTGCTGTTCGGTGACCTTGGTCAGATCAAGACCGCCATCGTTGGCGGCGTGACTGTCGAGGCTTCAAAAGAGTTCGGCTGGAACCGTGGCGTCATTGCCTACAAGGTTCAGGTCCGTGGCGCGACAGGACTTGCACAGCCTTCGGCTGTCAAGTTCCTGAAGAACGCCTAATCAACTAGCTCGGCTAGTTAGTGGGGATGGGGAGCCGCTTCGGCGGCTCCCCAGAACCGCAAGTAAGGAGAACTAAATGCTCGTTCGACTCTGCAAGCGACGCGGCGAATATCCGTCTGGGGCTTTCGTTGATCTGCCAAAGGCAGAGGCGGAGAGCCTCATCGGCTTTGGCTTGGCTGAGGCTGTTGCAGATGTTGACGCAGAGGCACCAACGCGGCTCGTAGAGCGTGCCGCAGTCAAGACGACCACCAAGACAGCCACCCTGCCTACAGCGATCGCCAGCGTGGCGGAAATCGTGGAGCCTGAGGCGTGAGCCTAGGTGCTGCAACGGTCACGATCACGACCAGCCCAACGCTGATTGCGACTGGCTTGAACGGCGCATCGTGGCTCTATGTACACGCGGCAACCGGCGGCAACACCGTCTATGTCGGACCAAGCAATGTGACTACAGCGACAGGACTCGAACTACCAAAGGGCGAACTTCACGAGTTCTGGCTTGCCGAGACTGACAAGCTCTACGGTATCGTCGCTACATCAACGCAATCGCTAATGACTATGCAGTCAGGAGGCCGCTAAATGTCTTACGCAACACTCGCCCAGTTCAAGGCGGCCGTGGGGATCACCGACTCGACCGATGACACCGCGCTCCAGAATGTGCTGGACGCTACCGACACGCTGATCGACTTGTACTGCGACCGGAAGACAGGCTTCGGCACAGCGACCGAGACGCGCTACTTCACCACCGATGCCTACGACTATGTGCTGACCGATGATCTCGTGAGCGTCACGACGCTGACCACTGACGATCTTGAAGACGGCACCTACTCAACGACCTGGACTGCTGGCACAGACTTCCAGCTCACGCCAAAGAACTATGCGCTAGACGGCCTGCCGTACACCGGCATCAGCCGCAGCAACGCCTTTACCAAGAACTTCCCTAAAGGCATCTTCCTTGGCGTAAAGGTGGTCGGAGTGTTCGGCTTCCCTGCCGTACCAGCGTCGATCGTTCAAGCCGAAATCATCCAGGCGAACGCCGTGTGGTCATCTCGCACCGCCGCGTTCGGCGTGATCGGATCGGCTGACCTTGGCGGCATCCTGCGAATGAGCCGCGCTCTGCACCCAGAGGCCGCACTGCTCGTTGAGCCGTACCGAAATCGCGGTGGCTTGGCGGTATGACCGACCTCACGATCCTTGACGCAATCGCCGCACGCGTAGAAGCTGCAACCGACCCTGCTGGCTACACGCTCCGCAAGTGCTACGCCACGCCACCTGAGAACCTGCCAGTCACGCCGTGTGCGGTCCTCTTCCCAGGCGGCGATCAGATCAGCATCGGCAACGGCAACCGCACCACGGTGCTGACGGTCAACATCGTCATCTACCTCCTACCCATCCCACGGATGGATGAGAAGTACCGCGACCTCTACACTTGGCGAGCCTGGCTACGCACCGTCTTCGATGGGGCGGTGACCATTAGTGGAAACGCGGCGCAGGTGGCGGTGACCGGTACTACACTCGGCACAGATACTTACGCCGATCAGGACTACCTGACGGTACAGGCAGCAGCGGAAGTCACGGTCCTTGATACCGTGGCCTTCACCGCGTAGAGCAAGGAGAACTGAGAAATGCCAACTTTCGGCGCAAAGGCTCTGACGCGAATCGCTACTGCGTCGCAGGCCGCATTCGGAACCGCAGCTGCAATCGGCACCGCGACCGGCGAGATCCTCTTCAGCGAGACCATCGGATCGCTCGACCTGGGCGTGACCGTTGATCTTGGTGAGACCATCTCCGTTGGCAAGCGCACCGCCATTCAGGCGAGCCAGCCAACGATTACCGGCAAGGCTCCAATCCTGACCATTGCTGAGGGTCCTGCTTCGATGCGAACCCTGCCACTCATCTTTGATGCCATCGGCGCAACCACGGCTGGCGCAGGACCGTACACCTGGACCTTCTCGCCAACACAGGGCGATGTCGACACGCTCATCTTCTACTCGTTCCTAGTCACCGACGGTGTGCAGAAGTATCTCGTGCGAGATGCCGCGCCTACCGAGATCACGATGTCGGCAGACGCGACAGGGCTGCTCCAGGCTGGCGCAACCTTCGCCGCAACGACTGCTGCGTCATCGGTGCTTTCCTTCCCTACGGCGATTCCTGCCAACCCATTCGTGCCTGGTCGCTTGCTGAAGCTCAGCACCGACAGCAACTTCCCTGACAAGGCAGGCACAGGAGCGACCGACTACTCGACGATCTTCAACTTCAACCTGACGATCAACACAGGCGTGGGGATGGTCACGGCGCTTGATGGCAGCCTTACGGCCGCAACCGCAGCGCTGACCGGAGTGCTTGATGCAACGCTGACCTTCACGGTGGCGAGCAACACGGCTGGTGTCTCAACGACCTTCCCAATCACCGACATCGCCACCCAGAAGTACCTGCGACTCTACGGCCTCACAACCGATTCGTATGGCGTGTACATTCTTGGCTCGTGGGAGATCGAGAACATCGTGCCGCTCTCTGCGGATAACGAAGGCGTGGTGGTCAATGAGGTCACCTGCCGACTGGCGTATGACACGACTTCAGGCAAGAGCCTTGAAGTCATCATCGAGTCGCCACTGGCAACAGCGCCATAAAGCACAGCGCCTAGGGCGCTCGTAGGAGGATCAATATGGCCGAGAATCGCACCATCGTTCTGGATGGTGACTTCGCAGGGTGGAAGGCTGAGATCAGGTCTGGCGTATCTGCAAGGATTCTGCTCGACCTCCAGTCAGCACTCCCATCCAAGGTGCTACCAGCGTTCGCTGCGCTGGTCGTATCGCACAACTTCAAGGGCATCAACGGCGAAGAGATCGCCGACATCCTTGACGCACCGGTAGACGCGCTCACCGAGCTGATGACCCAGTGGGCAAAGGGCAATCAACTGGACCCCAAGTAAGGCTCGCTGCACGGCGGATGGCACACGGTCAATCGATCGTGCCACCGCCAGAAATCATCTTTGCGATCTTGGCTGCTAAATATGGAATGTGGCCAGACGATGTAGCGAGCCGACCGGTAGAAGAGGTGCTTGCAGCGTGGGCGCTCCACGCAGAGATGCAGCCGAAAGGTAAGTAAGTGGCAGTCAACGGTCTAGAGCTTGAGATCCAAGGCGATGTACGCAAGCAGACCGACGCGCTCCAGAAGGCCTTTCTGGAGACACTTGGCTGGAAGGGCATCCGCAAGCTAGAGCAGTTCGCCACGGTGAACGCAGCTCGCGCTCTTGCACCCTATGTGCGAGCTGCTGCACCCACCGACTCCAAGCAACTTGCCAAGGCGGTGCGTGGGCGTAAGTCTCGGATCACTCGCCCAGGTGCCATCGTCGGACCTGTCGGTGGCAAGCGTGGCACTTGGTACGGCTGGCTGGTCGTGAAGGGTACGAAGGCACACCGCATCCCTAAACTCACCGGCGGTCAGCAGGCAGGGCGCGCAGTCAACGCAACGCTCGATCGACTCGGTGCAGGTCACTCAATCTTCGGACCAACGCCAGGCTTCCTGCATCCTGGAACTCGTGGCGATAACTTCGTCATCAATACCGTTGCCGCTAAGATCCAAGTAGGGAAAGACGCGATGGCAGCGACCATTGTCTTGCTGCTCAACGACGCAGCGAAGCGCAATCAAGTGCTTGGTCTAGAAGCCTCCTACAAGAACAAGACGGCGGCGCGCTGGCAGTCAGAGCCGTGGGGCCGCTACTACAAGAATGCTGACTACCTTGAGTCGGTGTTTGGCTCCAACCGCAAGGGAACTCGGCCTAAGGGAACCGTCGTGACCAAGGGAACCGTTGACGGCGCATTGATGCAGCGCACCATCTTGGGAATCAAGGCAGCAAGGTAGGAATGAAGAATGGCTAATGTCGCAGTAAACGCAACGATCAGCGCACGAGACGCTGCCTCCGGCAATATCAACAAGGTCAACAAGAGCCTGAAGGCGCTCCAGTTTGGCTTTGCCGCAGCAAGTGTTGCCGCAGCTGCTCTTGCCAAGTTTGCGTTTGATGCAGTCAAGGCAGCAGCAGAAGACGAGATATCGAATGCGCGCCTGAACGCTGCACTGAAGGCACGCGGATTCCTGACTGACGATCTTGCCAAGAAGATCAAGCAGCAGACTGCCGCGATGGCTGGGCTTGGCATCACCGATGATCAGGTGCGTGCCGGTATCGAAGTGGGATCACGATTCTTCAAGGATCAGACCCAGATCCTGGAGGCAAACAGCGTCGCCGCTGATGTGGCCGCAGTCACTGGCGCGTCGCTCGCGGATGTCGTTGAGACCATCGGCAAGGGCGCACAGGGTCAGCTCAAAGGTCTACGAGCGCTGGGCGTGCAGGTCAACAAGGGCGCTACGACGCAGGAGATCTTGAATGCTATCTCGGCGAAGTATTCAGGCATCGCAGCAGAGATCGCTGATACGACCGGCGGCAAGTTTCTCGCAGCCCAGGTGGCAATCAACGAGAAGATGGAGGAGTTCGGCTACCGACTGCTCCCAGCCGTGAACGCAGCGCTCGACTTCTTGACCCAGACGGTAGTTCCAGCAGTGATCTCTGTGCTTGAGAATATGGGCGCAGGGATTGGGCGAGTGATTGACGATCACTTCAATCCGTTGATGGAATCCATCTCAGAGACAGGCGACCTGCTAGGGCTGAACTTCCACATTGAGGAAGGGACCTACTGGGATAATGTGTTCAAGCCGATCACCGTTGCTCTTGACGCGGCGCGCATTGCGATTGACCTCTTCAACCTAGCCTATGAGCAGATGCTGCTTCTGACTGGACAGACCAAGCCAGTTGACCTCACGACTATCCAGACTGGGTTGACCGTTGACCCTGCCACCGGTATCACGATCCCAGTAGCAGGCGGCGCTGGTGCTGGCACGACCACCGTCGTGACCACGGTCAACATCGGAACCGAGAAGGTCGACACCGTGATTGCTGGAGGCTTGCGTCGCATCAAGGCTGGCGGCCGTCAGTAAATGGCGAACCCATTCAGCCTGATCATTGCCGGAGTAGATAGCGGAGCGAACCTGCTTGACCTCCCTGCACCGACGGCAACGACCACGCCGTATGTCGATCTTGGCTCAGTGAGTATGACCCTCTCAGCAGACGGCTCGCCTGGGGCGATGAACTTCACCGTCATTGAGCCAAAGACTCCGAGCGGAACGACACCGTGGTGGCGCTCAGGTGGGGTCTACGACAGCGCACGCGTGCAGTTCTTTGACAGCCGCTACAGCGCCACCACGCCGCTCTTCCTTGGCTATATCAGCAACATCGATGGCGAGATCCTAGAGAACGGCGTAGGCACACGCGCCACGGTGCAGGTCACTGGCGTGACCGGCTGGTTGCAGCAGACCATCGTCCGCAACGGCACGACTGGAATCAAGGCGACCTCCTTCGTGGACTCGTTCACCATTGGTACTGGAGAGCCAGAGGACAGCACCTCAACGACCGACCGAGAGGTCATCAATGGGCTGCTCAAGCGTGTCGCCGCACAGCAGGCTGACGCTTCCACCTTGCAGCTGCTCAACACCGCCGTAATCAGCGGCACCACACGCGCCATCTACAGCGGCACCGCGCAGTACATCGGCAAGCAGACCTTCAGGGCGACCACGCTCCAGAGCGCGCTTGATCAGGTAGCGGAAGCTGCTGGCGGAATCAATGAGAC